TACTTGATAAATTTGATCTGGAACTGGTCCAATATAAATATTACTCTGACCATAAACGCTAAATGCTAAAGGTTGACCAATATAGTTCTGCTAAAACCGTAATCTTGCGCTAAAGTCTGACCATGCCATGTAATTCATGGGTAAACGTGAATTTCCCCAATATAAATTAATATTAACAATATCTAGGACTGTACTGCCTGTACTTTGTGATAAAGGTGCAGTTCCCATCAGATTAGTTATGGCTTCATACGAAATGTTCTCACAATTACCGACATACTGTAAAGTAGCTGTACCATCAGCAAATGCCGTACTTGGTGGGTAATTATCATAATTAGAATTGCTATTGCCTGGGTACGGTGGCGCAGTAGAGCTTGACGTACCACTTGTAATGTACTGGTAAATAAATATATTGCTAAACACAAACGTATTAGCTGTGACGGCTGTACTAGCCACCCACGCTGTTGGATACGCTGGTGACGCTGAATTAATTGTTGCTGAAGGCGCAACTTGACATGGTACTTGAGCAACAACGATTTCTCGCAATGCGCCAGTATCTCTTACTACACGCTCACGAGCAGAATTAATGTTGTCAGTTAGTTGCTGATCCGTATAAAAATTGGCATTAGCATCATGTAACAATCTACGTACTGCTGTGAGGTAACTTGACAAAGTTGCCATTTAATTTCCATCATTTATGACGCTATTTTAAGGATGTTTCCCCGAACCTGCCGTTTAGCAGGTAGGGGTACTTTTTCCACCAACGGGGATAACGATTGGTCTTTTTTTGGAGGTTGGGTACTAATCTCCCATTGATCAAGAATAGCTAAAGCAGCCTCTAAATCGTTGGAAGTAAGACACCATCCCAACCTAGCCAAGTAAACTTCTTTATCTTCGCTACCATAACCAAATACATGACGAGCAACTTCTTCAGGAATCTCTACGGTAGTGTCTTTTGGAAAAGTATAAAAAACACCACCAAGTCCATCTTTCAGTTTCTTATCAGATCGGTTTGTAACATAAATCACAGTCATTAGAAACTCACTACGTTTCCAAAAACTGATATATCACAAGTAGCTGCTACGGCTGTATTTACATTTAAAAATAAAGCTGAAGTAACAGCACCACTTACTGCGGTATTGGTTAAATACGGTTCAGCAATGTTAAGTGTAATAAATGTTCCTACACCAGTTAATTGTGTCGTTATTACATTCGATACAACTACGTTAGGTGTAGTTACATTACCCGTTGAACGTACAGAAATAGAAATGTTTGCCGTTGCTGCGCTTGCATTTGGATCACTTATAACAATTTGACGAATAATCACACTACCTGAGTTAGAAACAGCACCGCCATTGGTTAAACCACCACTATTTAAAGGGATGGTTACAATACCTAGACCTGCTGTTGCTAAACTCGCATTACGAACAAATCCAACTCGACCATAACCAAAACTATCTAAAGTTGCATTACCGACCTTATTTGGGTTTGCCATAATTTCTCTCCTTAAACGTTGTAAGTGCCAACAACAGCATTGCCACCGTTTGAGGTATAGAGAGTTAATGATTGCGTGGCTGTAGAAGCATTAGCACGAACGTTCCAACCATCAGACAAGATAGTTGTACCGCCTGTGTTAACAGCTACATAAGCTACCCAGTTATTAACTGCAACACCAGTAGCATTTTGGTATGTATTAACCTCAATCGACACGTTTGAAGTTGTCGAGTAAGGCATGATATATACACCAGCAGGTACAAACTGTGCCGATGACACACCAGCGTTCATAGCTGTTAGGTTACCAATACCAATGCTTGTAATAATGACTGGTTGTAAAAACGCACTAGGCGTATTTGTCGCAGTTTGCGAAACAAGGATTTTATTTGTACTTAATGACATGGTTATCTCTCCTTATAGTGAAATAGAGTTGTAACCTGAAACCCGTGTCATCGACTTAGGTTTAACGCTTACCAATTCGGCAATCATTAAAACTGCGCCAACATAACCGATCTGCCAGTTAGGAAGTGTAGACTCAAATCCAGTAAACACAAACGAACCTTGATCGTGGATGTACAAGCTCATGTAGTTACTGTTAATAAAATACACAGTACCTTCTGGGCAGTACGGATCAGGATAAATAGGAACACCAGCAACCATTAATGCTCTGAAAGCAGCAGATGGACCATTTGCATCGCCATCAAAACCGTTTCCTGGGGTAATAACGTACTGTTCTTGACCAACATAGTCTTGTGCTAACAATGTCCATGTACCAAAACCACAAACACCAAACGTAGGCACTTCAGCACCGTTCTTCACAGTTCCTGAAATGTATTGTAAGACGTTTTGTCTTGTAGGATTGACAGAACCAGCAGCGTACACTTTCGATTTCCACCATGTGTAGGTAGATCGGTTAATGTTACCGTAGGTAGTCATGTTAGTACCATCATCAATTGCACCAGGTAAACCGATGAATTGTTGTGTGTTGGTATAGTTAGTGTACAAAGCAGTTGCCATTGCATCCATCATTACGTTGGTCGCATCGTTCATCCGAGCTTCGATCAATGGAATAATGGCATAGTCTTGCTGTACTGCACCTTCCATTCCGAGGAACGGAACTGGAGCAATCATTAGCTTGAGGTTGAACTCAGCGTTGAAAGCACCTTGCTGAACTGACGGTTGTGTAAATGAACCACTATAGTCAGACCATTGTGCGTTAACAAATTGTGCGCCCTGTACTGGTACGGTTACTTGGGATACACCACCAGATGCTTGTTGACTGTTAGCAATCAAAGCAGCCATCAAGGGTGTGCTGTTGTAAAGTTGTACGACCAGCTTGGGGATGAACGCTCTACGAGTAACGTAAGTTAACTCATTGTATTGCGATGTACCTGACGCTGGAAGAATACCTCCGCCTATAGGCATAGTTTATCTCCAAACAAAAATTAAAAATATCCCCTTGTACTGCAGTAAAACTTAAATACCAATGGCTTTTCTGCCAACGTTACGTATATCTTTTAAGGCTTGTGCTGCTTCATCTCTTGCACCCATCTGTGGGTTCTTCCAATACTTAGACAAGTCAAACTTGCTAATTGCACTTGGATTATAACCACTTGGAGTAGGTTCGGCTGCTTGTTTCATCCAATCAAAATATTCGGCTGCTGTTTCGTGATTGCTAATGTTTTTTGAAAGCATAATCTTTTCAATCTGTTCAACATCTGCATCATCACGGGCTAACCCTTTAGTAATCAATGATTGTCTACGTCTGTTCAATTCTTCACGTGCATCTTTTTCACGTAACTTATTTTCAGATACCAACAAACGGTTTTCCATGTCGGACATCTTTTTTTCTGTGTAATCTTGCATTTCCAATTCAGGAATTGGTAGATCAGGCTTGACTTTTTTAGTCATGCGTAAGAAATCTTTGCGTGTGGATGGATTCTCAGCCAATTGCTTGGCTAAGAGTGCTAACTCATCACGCTGTTCTAATGAAATATCTTCTAAACTCATTTTTATCCCCTATTTAATTAAATAACTTTCTTGGTGTCACCTGGTTGTGACATAGTCATTAGATTCTTGTTTCCTGCCTTACGAGCAGAATCCAATCCACCAAATTCTGAATAACGTGGTGTGTTAATAACTTGACCATTTTTCTGATTGTTATCAGTTGGTCTACGTGGTGCTGATGCGCCTCTTGGTTTAAATAAGTCCATGGTTCAATCCTTTACATAGGTGGTGGTGGTGGTGGCGATACATCGCCCATTGGAGGCGGTCCACCTGGAGGTGGAGGAGGCATACCCATTGGTGACATACCAGGAATCATCGGTGCTTGTTGCATTGCATTACCTTCAGGTGTAGCACCACCAGCTTGAGGTAAGGTTTGTAACAACTGCATAATTTCAGTTGGTTGCAATTCGTTGACTTTGCCTTTTTTCTGACCAATGATTGAAGTCATGGTACGTAGTGCGCCTAAAATCTTTTGTCCTTCAGGTGTCTCACTACCGATTGCTGGCAAACTCTGTTCTAGCAAATCCATTGCCATTGATAAATTAATCATCGCTGCTTCACGATTACCCATCTTGGGTTCAGGCGTACTCATTGGTGCGCCCATCGGAGGCATGGATGGATCAGAAATTACATTGTTTTCATCAGCAGGTAACGCAGGTGCGCCTTTAGGACTTGCTTTGTCTCTTTGACTAG